GCTAATGAAAGGTTTCGACCTCATTGGAGTAGTGGCAAGGAAATACTTTCCAGAATTGGAACTCGCGAGTGTTATTGAATATTCAAAAAGACTAGCCCTCCGAATAATAAGATATAAAGGATTAAACCGTTATATCGAAATTATGAAGAAAACTAGAAATTTGACTATTAAATACCTTGCAGGTGACCCGCTGATAGACCGTTCTTTTCAAACTTTAACAGTAGACAATATTCCCGTTTTATTAGGAAATTGAATACCATTATTGAGAAATAAAGAACGAGGGGCGATCAAAATCGTTCTTTCCATATTATATATGGGCCGAATGATAAGGAAACCCGTAGTACCTGATTATTCAACGGTTCAACTAGCCGTCAGAAGTATTAAATTACCTTCAGACGCTCTTGTTGAAAGTTTCGTAATCAAGCACAATCTAAAAGCGGAATCAATGGTGGTTAAACCGTTCATCCGACACTCTTCAGGACCCATGGGCCCCGCAATGACTTCCGTGTTAAAAGAAGCTAAAGCGTTACCAGAAGATTTAATCGACAGTCTCAACATATTGTTAAACAATATGGAAGGAGGTGAAGATGTAATCAAGGTAATGAAGGATATAAGACAAGAAAGTACAGAAGAGATGCACGAGGGATTAGACTTTGCTTCGGCAACCAAGGATACGCCAATATTTAGGCGGATCGCTCAGGTACCTGACAAAGAGCTAAAATCACGTGTGGTTGCGATATTTGACTATTGATCACAATTGGCATTAAAACCGATTCATGACTCATTAGCGGATATGCTTTCAACCCTTCCTAACGATAGCATGTTTGACCAGCATAAATTAATAAATGATAAAACATTTAATGATTTAAACGGTGAAATATACTATTCGTGAGATCTCAAAGCTTGCTCAGATCTCCTTCCAATAAGATTACAGACCAAATTAATGGAATGTATTTACGGGAAGGAATTCGCAGACGCCTGGACTAATGTCATGGTGGGTTATGAATTTACAACTCCATGGGAAGTACGTTCGTTGAAATACACAAACGGACAACCAATGGGAGCGTATAGTTCATTTCCTGCATTTTCATTAGCACACCACCTAATATTACATATATGTAGTGTTAGATTAGGCTATGATATACAATATTACCTCCTAGGAGATGATATAGTTATCAAAGGGCGAGAGTCAGCACTTATGTACGAGGTCCTCCTAGAGGAACTCGGTATGGAAAAACAGGATACCAAATCTGTTATTTCATCACAAGGCTGAGAGTTTGCAAAGAAATTGTACATCAATAAAATCGACTATAGCCACTTTCCTTTATCCGATCTTGAGAAAGCTGGTAAATGCTACTGATTAATTTCAGAAGTATTCCGCCAACAATCTTGGAAAGGTTGGGATTGTGACCATATAAATTTTAAAGAACTTTCTTATGAAATATTTAAAGCACTTGGCATAAAACACCGTAAGAAATTGAAATACCTATCGGGG